CAGGGCTGGTCTTAAACCCACTGAGAAGATCAAACAGGAAGTCTCACACGTTGAAGAGAAATCAACGGAGGAATTACAACGAGAACTGGAAGCCCTTGTTGGCCCTCTGAATTGAGATGGCCGCAAACCGAATGACTCCAGAGTTAAGATCGGAGATAGAAAAAACTACAAGGGAAGAAAAAAGCGCGGGACGGAGTACATCAAGAAGGCGTATTGCACAACTCTTACAAAATAGAGGTTTAAATGTATCGGATGGCATGGTTGGTAATGTGCAATCTAAAATGCAGGATTATACTCCATCAAAAACCGGCCCAAAGACAAAAACCACCGCAAATATAAACGCTGTAGAGAAAGCAACTTTAGAAAGACACAACGCAGGAAAATCTACATCTGCTAAAATAATTTCCAATGAATTAAAGGAACGCGGAATTAAGATAGGCCATGCGTTAGTTAGAGATATACAGCGTAAAATGGTTGTAGACGGAAAGATTCAAAAAGGGTTTTCAGAGAATAGCGGATTACAAAAAGACCTTAGAACCATTAGGGATAAATTAAAAGGTTTCATAAAAAGATCAGACACAGAAAAGGCGGCGAAAGCCTTAGAGTTAAGAAATAGATTAAATTCAGATTTTTCATTATCGCAAAATAAATCATTTATAGCCGAAGTTGAAGCGATAAAGGATATAGGGGCAAGACCAAAAGAGGAAAACCCTTTAAGAAAAAGCGAACAAAGAAGGGTAACAATTACAAGACAAACTCCTATGTGGGCCTTAAGACCCGCATATCAGGTTGAGTTAGCGGCAACTGGGGATGATGTTTCAAGAGGGAAATCACAAAAGAATGTAAATATAAAGGAAATATTTCGTGATAAATTTGAATCAGATCATATAAGAAGGCTTGCAGACCGAGGGTTACACGCCCCTTTTAATATACAATCTCTAACCAAAGAACAGCACAACATAAAAAGAGGTCTTGAGAATAGAGGTCTGTTAGATAGGGCCAGAACTCTTTTCCAGCATAATCAGTATGGTGTCCATCCCAATGTAAGACCGTTGTTAGCGGAAAATCTTTTAGAATATAATCCAAACACAGGAAAGCCCTTTCAATACTTAATGCCGGATAATAAATCAAATAGAGCAAGAGTGGGTAGCGCTCCTATGCGGATAAATATAACAGGTTTTCCAACTGTGGGATCAAATTTGATTGGTGTTAAACGTAGAAAAACTATAGGTGAAACTTTAGCGGATTTGTTAATGTAATGCCAATACAATCATGCAAACTACCCAACGGAAAGAAGGGTTATAAATGGGGAAAATCTGGAAAATGCTATGCAAGTAGAGCATCCGCTGAGAAGCAAGCAAGAGCCGCTGGATATGGAAAAGGCGGTAGAAATAGCAAAAGAAATAAAAAAGCGTCAACGATTTAGTAAGATCGACTTCTACGATCCATACCCATACCAAGAAGAATTCCACTCAACAGGTGTAGGAGCAAACCAACGCCTGTTGATGGCGGCTAACCGTATAGGTAAATCCTATTGCGGGGCCGCAGAGATGGCCTACCACCTTACAGGACTATATCCCAAATGGTGGAAGGGAAGAAGGTTTAACAAACCCATCACAGCATGGGCCGGTGGTGTATCAAACGAAACCACCAGAGATATTGTACAAGCAGAGTTATTGGGTTCTCCCGATGATCCAGAAGCCTTTGGCTCCGGCGCTGTTCCTAGAAAATGTATTATAAAAACTGAACGCAAGCCCGGAGTTCCAAACGCCAAGTCCGTAGCCCTCATACGGCATATTTCCGGTGAGAACTCTTCTTTATTCTTTAAAGCCTACGAGATGGGCGTAGACAAGTGGCAGGGTAGATCAGTAGATGTGGTATGGCTGGATGAGGAACCCTCCAGAGAACTGTACTCACAGAGCGTCACGAGAACCCTAGACAGGAAAGGAATGGTCTACATGACCTTTACCCCTGAAAACGGCATGACTGAAACAGTCGCCGCCTTTATGAATAACATAAAGAAGGGGCAGAGCCTGACCAACGCCACATGGGATCACGCCTCCGAAAACGTGAAGTCCATGCAGGGAAGGAAGGGGCATCTCTCCGAGGATGCAATGGAGCAGATTCTATCTGCTTACTCCCCACACGAGAGGGAGATGAGAAGATTTGGTAGACCATCTATCGGTTCCGGCCTTATCTTCCCCATAAACGAAGAAGATTTAATGATTGATCCAATAGAAATAGAGGATCATTGGCCCAGAATTGCGGCCATAGACTTTGGTTGGGATCACCCCACCGCTGTTGTCTGGTGTGCAATAGATAATGAAAGTGACACTTTCTACATATACGACTGCTACAGAGCATCTAAGGCAAGTCCTACGGTACACTCCGAGGTGATAAGGCAACGTCCTTATTTTATTCCGATAGCCTACCCGCATGACGGAAATCGCAGGGATAGCATGGGAAACCCCGGCCTTGCCGAGCAGTATAGAAATTTAGGGTGTAACTTTCTGATGCAACACTTTACCAATCCTCCGGGGTTAGGTGAGAAGAAAGGCTCTAACTCAGTAGAGGAAGGGCTGATGGCTCTGCTACAGAGCATGGAGAATGGAAACTTTAAAGTATTCTCCACACTTTCAGATTGGTTCGAAGAATTTAGAATGTACCACAGAAAGGAAGGGAAAGTGGTCGCGCTTAGGGACGACTTAATGAGCGCCACAAGATACGCCTTCCAATCACAACGCTACGCCATAGCCGGGTCTGACCCGGAATGGACTAGCGATATACACTATAGGAATTATGGCATTGTCTGACGATAGAGAATTACTAGCCAGAATCAATGTAGAAATACATGATGCACTAGGATATTACAACGATGATCTTGCGGATCAACGAGAGTTGGCTCAAGAGTATTACTATGCGTTGCCATTCGGTAATGAGGTTGATGGCCGCAGTCAATACGTTGACTCCACCGTACAAGATACAATAGAGTGGATTAAACCCTCTCTAATGAGGGTATTTGCCTCCGGTGATGAGATGGTTAGGTTTTCCCCTCAAGGCCCGGAAGATGTAAAATCCGCAGAGCAGGCCACTGACTATGTGAACTATGTATTTACAAAAGATAATCCCGGTTGGGAAATCCTATACTCATGGTTCCATGATGCCCTTCTTCAGAAGAATGGAATCGTTAAGGTATGGTGGGATGAGTATGAAGAGGCTCAGAGGGAGGAATATCAAAACCTTGGCGACCTTGAGTTTGAATATCTCATCTCAAGTGATGACGTAGAGGTTATTGAGCATACCGAAGTACAGTCAAACAGTATAACAGAGGATGGTGGGGTTTACCATGACGTTGTAATTAAACGCACTGGTTATAATGGTAAGGTATGTATTGAAAACGTACCACCCGAAGAATTCCTTATTTCCCGCGAAGCAAAGGGAATACATGACGCAAGGTTTGTCTGTCATCGTGTAAAGAAAACACTCTCTGAGTTAAGAGAGATGTATCCAGATCAGGACTTTGGGCCTGAAGATTTGGGTGGTGGCGATGATATGATCGACCCCAATGCAGAGCGTCTTGCTAGATTCTCTTTTGATAATAGCCATGCAACCTTCTCTGGTTATGGGTTAGAAAGTAATACAGAAGAAGCATTAAGGGAATACTGGCTTTACGAATCATTCATTAAAACAGACTATAATGAAGATGGTATAGCGGAACTAAGAAAGGTTTGTTCTGTTGGTAGTTATGTATTCTCCAATGAAGAGATAGACAAGGCTCCGTTTGTTTCTATTACACCGTTGAAAATCCCCCATAAGTTCTACGGTCTGTCGGTTGCTGACCTTGTAATGGACTTACAGTTAATCAAGAGTACGCTGATGCGTAACCTGATGGACAACGCCTATAATCAAAACTACGGTAGGTATGCTGTCCTTGAAGGTCAAGCGAATTTAGATGACCTCCTAACCCAGCGTCCGGGGGGCGTGGTACGAGTTAAATCTCCCAACGCCGTCATGCCTTTGGCTACCCCTCCCCTACAGCCAGAATCCTTCCAGATGCTTTCTTATCTGGATGAGGTTAGGGAAGCAAGATCAGGGGTAAACAAGAATACTCAAGGAATTAACGCAGATGCTCTAACATCACATACCACGGCTACTGCCGTTAATGCTGTGATGACTAACGCTCAGTCAAGAGTGGAGATGATTGCAAGACAGTTTGCCGAAACTGGTGTTAAAGAGTTGATGTGGTGCATCTACGAACTGCTCCTTAAATATCAGGACAAAGAGCGAGTAGTTATGTTAAGGAACGAATGGATTCCTGTGCGCCCAGATATGTGGTCAGATAAGATGGACTGCACTGTATCCGTTGCTTTAGGAAATGGATCAAAGGATCAGCAGATGGCTCACCTGTCACAGATGATTCAGTTTGCCGCACAAGCCATGCAGGGTGGACTCCCAATCGTAACCCCTCAGAATATGTACAATCTGGGTTCTGCATTGGTTAAGGCTATGGGATATCAGAATGTAGATGACTACCTAACCGCTCCACCTCCCCCAGAGCCTGAACAACCTGATCCAGAACAGCAGGCTCAAATGATGGAACAACAGATTAAAATGAAGGAGTTGGAAATCAAACAGGGCGACCTACAAGTTAAGATGATGAAAGTCCAGCAGGACGCACAGGAAGCCGCTGTAGATGCACAACTTAAAGCAGAAGAACTGGCCCTTGAGCGAGAACAGAAGAGGGCCGTAGCAATAGGAGCAACATGAGCGACGAACTAAGGCAGGAACACGCTAAACGCATTCTTAACGACCCATTATACAACGAAGCATTTGACCAACTAGGAGAAAGTATTTTTAACACTTGGGCGCACTCAAGTGTGAACGATGTCGAAAGCCGGGAGCAATGCTGGCTTTCATTACGACTCCTTGAACGACTACGCCTTCATCT